GAGAAACTTTTCTACCACGATATTCCGCCTCATTCATCATGTTTGGTTCATTTTCTTGTAAACGGAAATGTAATTCAGTTATTTTACCACATGAATTTGTTGAATAACCTTCAAGTTGATAAGATGCATTATTCATAACTTCTTTTACATTACGAAATCCACCACCAGCAGCTTTATATGCCTTTACTAATGCACCGGATGCATAAGCACTTGGCCATACTTTATATTTTTTTTTAATTCTGGCTTTTACACTTGCATATAGTTTTTTGTTAGTTGGAACTGCTCTTTCAAGTATTACTTGTTTCATTCATTTCTCCGTTTTCTTTTTGGTTCATCGTGAACTATATCAATATCATTTATTTCTTCATAGTATTCACTATTATCAAGTTTCCTAAATTTCGTAGCAAATTGTTCTGATGCAACTGAAAAAAGACTACCAACTACAATGTAAAGAAAACCATCAAATATAAATTGTTCTATCTTCTTATCGTAGAAAGTAGATAGTATTGCCATAAATATCATAATCATAAAGGAAAAAAACATCATCATTCTTTTTGATGATAACCTACCTCTTATTCCACTAAAAGTTTCTGATATAGGATTATTTTTCATTATTTATTTGTTCCAAATCTTTTTCTAGTTTTTCGATGAAGTTTTTTCTGAACTCATCAAATTCCGATTCTATTTTTAACAAAAGTTCTTCTTTGTTCAATCGTGTGTCCCATTTTTCAATATCACCAAATTCATTTTTTGTAAACTCTAATTTTGTAAGTTCATCTACAATTCTATTCTTATCACTCTCTGCCTCATTTAACCATGCCATTGCATTTTCTTTTAATTTTGTTTTTTCATATTCTTCCCATTTTCCTTCAATACGAAGTTTATGTTCCATTGAAACAACACAATCCAAACACATACCATGAATCCTACGCATTTTTTCATCTAGTTTTTTTGGCATAATGCATGTGCAAGTTTCTTTTTGACATTTTGGAAATGTGTTTAAGTATTCATGCAATTCTTGTTGCCATTTTTTTCCCAATTTTAGAGAGTAACCATCTTTTTGTTCCCACTCATTTCCTTGTTCATCAAACCATTTTTCACCGACTTCTCTGGCTGGAGCAATTTTAGCTTTCTCTCCATCGTACCCCAACTGTATTTTAGTCTGACTGTCATGTGAACCATCGAGTAATTTTTTTATATCCTTTAATCCGTCAATTTTAATATCCATAACATAACCTTTTATTTTATTATTTCATTGTAAACTTTATTCCAAAATTTTCTTGTTATCATGTGCAATGGTCTTAAACCATTTTTATCCTTTTTACTCTCTTTCATTTTTCCACGTTTTGTATTGAATTTGGAAACAACCATATTGAATATCTCTACATCAAACCAACCAAATATAGAAATAAAACGAGATTTTAATTCGGATAGTTTAGCTGAACGGTCAGCTAAAGCAGCAAAAATCGTTTTTGATCCCATTTCGCCAAATGACGGAATATCGTATCTAACATGATTCACTATCATGTAATATACATACGGGTTTTGAATATCTTTGTATGGTAAGTGACTACTTCCATTCCACTTCATCAATCTTTTGTAATCTTTTAATTTTGATACATCATCCTTATCCACCGCATAAATAACAACGGTTGCATCACCATCAAATTGCTCAATAACATTTGTTGCATGAAATGGTGTATTTGATTTCTGAATATGTTTAACATTATGACGACGCATTATTGAAAATTTTTCGTCATAAGTTAATGGTTTCTCTATTGGATCCGTAACATCATTTGTAACAATAATAACATTATCTTTGTCAAATTTACGGCAAATTCTTTCATATTCTTCACGATGATAAATTGCCATCGGTTGAAATTTACCAGGATACAAAACAACAATATCCTTGTCCACTAATTCATTTTCATTGAATATGGCAAGATTCATTTCTTTTATCAATTTGAGAACTTTATTGTTCATTTACTGTTCCAGGTTTAATTGGCCAAACTATATTAAATGGATCAGATTGTAATGTTATATCTCTCAAAGACTGACGATATGTTTGCCATTCTTCTTTTTCTTCTTCGGTAAATGGACTATCAAGAACCTGTGTCCAATCACTTTCCAATAATTCTATGTTTCTTCTAGATCGAACATTTACCCACATTGAATTTATAGAATCTAAAATTTCTTGTTCAGTTATTATATCAATATCTTCATATTCAATAACTTCATTTTCAATTATGTCATAATGTGATCCTACAACTTTATATCCATCTGGAACATTTGCATTAACAAATTTGTATTTATACCAACCAAAATTTTTTAATGATTCTTCATCTAACAAATTGAAATTGGAAACATTAGACCAATTTACAGGCAAAACTATATTTTTTTCTTTAACTGTTCCATCTTTAACATAAGCATATTTCATTGTTAATTCCATTTTGAAGTAAAAAGTTCAAATATAAATATGAATTTTAAGAAACTTTCTTACCAACATATTCGTCAAAAGAACTATACATGAAAGATTTATCAAAAGAATCATTTACAATTTGATTACATCTTTTTTCAAACAAGTCTATGTGTTCACTCCATCTACTTTCAAATAAATGATAGACTTTATCATCGTAAAGTGTTCCAATTCCATAATATCCGTAATTAGATAATCTCCAAACTCCGTCATTTTTTGGTTCGCCATCAAACTTTGTTGGATATAAACATTTGTATCTTTTACCAAGACTCTCTGCTGTATAACTTAATTCTTCTGCTGTATCTGATCTCTGTGACAAATAAAAAGAAGGCATACCTAATTCTTCATAGCAAGAACGTGACAATACAAGAAAACAAGGTGCAGCATATACATGAGTTTTTGGTGGAATATGATTAGAAACTTGTGCAGCGCCAATAAATGAATTGTTATCAACAGCGTATTTTATAGAATCTTCAATAACCTTTTTATTTAGCGGAACACAATCAATTTCAAAAAATACATAAACATCAGATATTATATTACGGCAAACACCTGTCATCCATATACCATGTTCGATATTCATGTTGGAATACTGAATGTCTATACCAAAATGATTAAATACTTTTTTATGTGAGTTGATAATTCTACTATCAACGTTGTCCCAATGTAATGTGTGATATGATATTTTCATATATTAAATCTCTATACTATTCCACAAATCTTCCCAATTCAAAAAAGGATCTTTTTGTTCATTAAATCCCATGTGTAATGCAAGTGATGTTATTGGGGTGAATAATTTCGCCTCCCATCGCCAAATATGGTTAATGGTTGTTCCTTCGTGCACCAAATTTCTCTCACCCCATTCTGTCATGTATTCGGTTGATAACATATAAAATCTACTCCAATGTTTTCTAACCAATTCTGGGTTACACATGAAAACAAAAGTAGAATACTTGTTAGTTCTCCATCTTCTGTTTTTTCCCAAAACTATACGGCACTCATCTATGTAATCAGGTTTGTAATTATCCGGATCATCAAATGGATGTAAACCAACTTCAACCCCCAAATTTTTCTTGAAAGTTTTATATGAATCAACCATTTCTTCAATAGCAGTTGGAAAATGTAAATAATCATCTTCAACGAAATAAACCAAATCTGCTGTTGAAGATCTACCCATTTCAAACTGCATATATCCGGAATAATTAAAACCTTTTTCTTGCAGTGGGATATATTCATATTCATGTTTCGATTTTTTGAATATATCGTGTAAATAATCTATTGTTTGTTGAAAAGAATGATCATCTAACCATATAAATTTAATTTTTCCTTCATTGTAGTTGTCTGCAGAATTTACTAATGATGTTACACATTTTCTTATTAAAGTTTGTTTATCAACACCACAATATCTCGGTTCTCTTGATGGGTGAATGTCTATCAAATCATGTGTTCTCAGTATAATATCTATATCCATTTCAACCTCTCTTTTGAAATAACCATGTTTGTTCTGCATAATTGTATGCAGCTGCTTTTATTGTAGTTATATTATCTTTACCAAAATATCCATCAACTGCATTCATAACAGAAGGCCATGCATAATCATCGCCCGCAATATAACCACCTTTTTTTAATTTTGGAAACCAATGTTCTATATCTTCTTTTACACTATTGTAATCATGTGCACCATCTATAAAAATAAAATCCAAACTATCTTCTTCGTATAACTTTGATGCATCTACTGATGTCATTCTTATCGGATTGATAGCAGATTTTATAGGTTGTATATTATTGATAAATTCATTGTAAAGTCCATCGGGTTTTTCTAATAGTGGTTCATAAGAATCGTTATTTTTATCCAAATGTTCTTCGGAACCTAACCACGTATCTACACAATCAAAACGAATTTTTTTACCACTATTTATTATTTCAACACCCATGTATGTTGATGATTTTCCTTTCCAACTACCAATCTCTACGAAGTGATATTGATCTGTATCATTACACGATAAAACCATTTGCGTAAATAGTTTTTCTTGAACAAACCATCCTGGAACATAAAAATAATAATGTTTTATCATTTTCCATATCCTTCTGCCAGTTTTGTAAGTTCTTCTCTAATTTTTATGAAAGGTGCATCCCATTCACCATATTTTTCTTGTCTAAAAAGTTTGACAGAATCATACCAATTTGAAGTATTACCTGGAACAGCCCAAGTATAATATGGCATTATTGGAGTCAGAATCCAAGTTGGTTTACCCATAGCAGCAGATAAATGTGCAACAGAAGTGCAAGATGAAATTATTACATCACAACCCGATATTATATTTGCAGTTTCTTCCCATGTTTTCATTTGTTCACGCATATCACCAAAAGGAAGTCCATCTACCAGATTTTCGTCTCTTTGTAATGAATAGAATGTTGTATTTGGAATATCATGTAGACCAATCATCAATTCTGGTGGAAATCTTCTATGTTGTTCGTCTTCAAAATCCGGTGAACCACTCCATCGAATGCCGACTTTCAAAGTACCTGATTTTGAAAATAATTTTCTTGGGCTATTTGCAAAAATATAAGGTGAACCATCTAAATCATCATATTCCATTCCTAAAACATAAGGAGCGGACATAGCGGGAACCCAATAATCATAATATGCACCCATTACAATTTCATTATCTACGCAAATAAATCCATGTCTTGAAAACAGTTCTTTTATTTCAGGAGCACATGATACCAAAACTCTTGCACCCATTTCTTGAAATCGTTTAGCAAAACGAAAGTTAAGTATTTGATCACCATATCCACCTTCACATCTGAAAAGAAGTGTTTTTCCTTCAAGTGATTCGTCTTTCCAAATTTTTCCAGAAAGTGGTGGTAAACCAAAAACATTTATGAAACGACCATAATTGAAATGTTCAAACGCCTTCATCATATTTCTATGACGCATTTCGTGCCAACCCAAATTAAACAAAACTCGTGTGTCATCCTGTGATTGATTTCGTAATATGTCTTCACTAATGTCTGGTCTACCATTTACAGAATGTAACAATGCCTCGTCAAGCGGATGAATTTTTTTATCCATAAACATAACCTTTTTATTTATTTTAATTTTTGAAACTACAATATAAGAAATTTATACCAATAAAACAAATTTTTTTACAAAAATTATTAAGTCCTAATCAAAACAGTATGACTAGCGCCATTACTTCCAGAGAGCCAATTATATTCAGATAATACTTGCATTGGAACTGACTGTATTATGGTATTAACTAAACCTAATTGTCCAAAATCAGTTTTACCCCAACCCCAAAGGGTTCCATCGGTTTTCATTGCGAAGATAATATCATATCCACTGTTATCTTGATTACCAAATATATGTTTCCAATCTGTTTCTTTTCCTATTTGAACTGGAGAACTTCTGTTTATAGTAAAATTTATATCATATCCAAGATTACCTTGCGTAGAATCTCCCCATGAATATAAAATACCATTATTATTTATAGAAACTCCAGTATATTCACTAACAGATCCACTAACAAAATCAGTTCTTGTTCCTATTTGAACTGGACTCGATCGGGATGGAGTAGATACAGATCCAAATCTATAATTTGAATAACCCCATGACCAAAGGGTTCCATCTGTTTTTATTACAAAGCTACATCCATCATAACTTGCACAAGATCCAAATGGGGTGGACCAATTACTTAATGTACCAACTTGAACTGGACTAGAACGGGCTGATTTGTCACCTAATCCTAAATTTCCAAGTTGATTATCACCCCATGTCCAGAGGGTTCCATCTGTTTTTATCGCAATAGTGTGATCCTTACTACAAGCAATTTTTGACCAATTTCTCAATGTTCCAACTTGAACTGGACTAGAACGAGTAACCATATCACCCAAACCTAATTGTCCATATGTATTGTTTCTCCCCCATGACCAAAGTGATCCATCGGTTTTTATTGCAATAGTAATTTTATCTCCTAGTGAAGACGATGACCAATTACTTAATGTACCAACTTGAACTGGACTGGAACGGTTTACCGTGTCACCTAATCCTAATTTTCC